TCACCCGTTTGCGTGAGACCAATGTTTCTACAGTCTCAGAAACAAACTATTCTGCTTTGATTGGCAAGTTTGTCAATGATGCTAAACGTCAGATTGAAGATTCCTATAACTGGAATGTTCTATCTCAGACAATTACAGTTACTACTGTTAGTGCCACAAGTTCATATTCTTTGACAGGTGCGGGTCAGAAGTTTCGTATCAATGATGCTATCAATACCACCAGTGTTATAACTTTAGATAACACCACTACTGCGGACATGAATCGAAAGTTAAACTTTGGTACACCATCACAGTCTATTCCTTCAGAGTTCTGCTTTAACGGGGTAGATGGTAGTGGCGACACAAAGATTGACCTGTTTCCTGTTCCTGATGGTGTCTATACACTCAAGTTTGATTTAACCATCCCACAGGCTAATCTGTCTGCTGATGGCACTTCAGTCAAGGTATTGGACTATTTGGTGACTCAAAGTGCCTATGCCCGTAGTTTGATTGAGCGTGGTGAGGACGGAGGCACTGCTTCTAATGAAGCGTACGCTTTGTTCCGTGGAATGCTATCTGACGCTATTGCATTGGAAAGCACTCGTTACCCTGAAGACAACTTTGTGGCGGTCTAATGGCAGCTCCTCTACAAAGTCAAAGCATTAGCGCACCAGGCTTCTATGGCCTGAACACGCAAGACTCGCCCCTAGATTTATCTTCTGGCTTTGCTTTAACTGCTTCTAATTGCGTGATTGACCAATTTGGTCGAATTGGAACACGAAAAGGCTTTACGCTTGTTAACGCTTCATCAGGTACTTTGGGTGCTAACAATGTGGGTGTTATCCATGAGTTAGTCCAAACTGATGGCACTTTGACTGTTCTGTTTGCGGGAAATAACAAGCTATTTAAACTTGGAACTGCTAATGCTGTGACTGAGTTGACATATGGTGGTGGAGGAACAGCCCCTACTATCACTGCATCTAATTGGCAATGTGCATCTTTGAATGGCATAGCTTATTTTTTCCAAACTGGTCACGATCCACTCATCTTTGACCCTGCTGTTAGCACTACGACATTTAGACGGGTATCTGAAAAGTCAGGCTATGTGGGGACTGTTCCGCAAGCAAACATTGCTATCTCTGCTTTTGGTCGTCTGTGGGTGGCTAATACATCAACAGATAAAGTCACTATTACATTCTCAGACCTGATTGCTGGTCATGTATGGGGCGGTGGTACTTCAGGAACATTAGATGTTTCTAGGGTCTGGCCCAATGGTGCGGATGAAGTGATGGGTTTAGCGGCTCACAATGATTTCTTTTTTATCTTTGGTAAACGTCAGATTCTTGTCTACTCAGGTGCTTCTACCCCCGCATCTTTGGTTTTGTCAGACACAGTAGGCTCTATTGGGTGCATTGCTAGGGACACTATTCAGTCAATTGGCACTGATGTGATCTTCTTGTCTGACTCAGGCGTTCGTTCTTTGATGAGGACTATCCAAGAGAAATCAGCCCCTCTAAGAGACTTGTCCAAGAATGTTCGTTCTGATTTAACAGCTTCTTTGGCGGTAGAGACTTTGGCTAATCTGAAGTCTGTTTACTCAGAGAAGAATGCCTTTTACTTGTTGACCCTACCTGTCACATCACAAGTCTTTTGCTTTGACACAAAGATGCAATTGCAAGATGGTGCTTTTAGAGTAACCAAATGGGACTCAATTACACCTACTGCTTTGTACTCACTTAGGAATGGTGATCTTTATATCGGTAAGAGTGGATTTATTGGCAAGTATGGAAGTTTCTTAGATAACACTTCTACTTACCGATTGAGCTACTTCACCAACCATGCAGACCTTGGTAATGAGAATCAGATTTCTATTCTCAAGCGAATCAAGACAATCATCATTGGTGGGTCTAACCAGACTGTAACGATCAAGTGGGGCTTTGACTTTGCTGCCAACTATCTGTCAGGCAATGCTTTTATCCCTGAACAACAGAACTATGAGTACGGCCTAGCTGAGTACGGAACAGCAGAATACTCGGGTGGACTCTTGATTAAGACACTAGATGTAAATGCTTCTGGTGCGGGTAAAATTGTTCAAACAGGTTACGAAACCACTATCAACGGCACTCAACTGTCAATTCAGAAGATTGAAATTCAATCTAAGAACGGGAAAATATCATGAGTAATTACACAAAAAGTACCAACTTTGCGACTAAAGATAACCTAACCCCTGGTGATCCACTCAAGGTCGTGCGAGGTACTGAGATTGATACTGAGTACAACAACATTGCTACTGCCATTGCGACTAAGACAGACAATGCTTCTGCTGCGATTACTGGCGGTTCTATCACAGGTATCACAGACTTAGCGGTTGCTGATGGCGGTACAGGTGCTTCTACTGCGGCTACTGCTCTGAACAACCTATTGCCTAGCCAAACAAGCAATGCAAACAAGTATCTCCAGACTGATGGCACAAATGCAACTTGGGATGCAGTAAGCCTTTCAACTGCTGACATCACAGGAACTTTAGGTGTTGCTAATGGTGGTACAGGTGTAACTAGCTCAACAGGAACAGTTGCTGTAGTGTTGTCAAACTCGCCAACACTGGTAACTCCCGCATTGGGTACACCGAGTGCCGCTGTCTTAACAAATGCTACAGGTCTGCCAATCTCTACGGGTGTGAGTGGTTTGGGTACTGGTGTAGCTACTTTCTTGGGTACTCCATCATCTGCCAATCTAATCTCTGCGGTTACTGATGAGACAGGTACGGGTTCTTTGGTGTTTGCTACAAGCCCAACCTTGGTAACTCCTGCTCTTGGCACTCCATCAGCTTTGGTAGGCACAAACATCACAGGCACTGCTTCAGGTCTGACAGCGGGTAACGTAACAACTAACGCTAACTTAACAGGTGCAGTCACTTCTGTTGGCAATGCTACCTCTTTGGGTTCATTTAGTTCTGCTAACCTTTTAGGTGCTTTGACGGACGAGACAGGCACAGGGTCAGCAGTATTTGCTACCTCTCCTACCTTGGTAACACCTATCCTTGGAACACCTACTAGCGCAACCTTAACGAACGCTACAGGTCTTCCTATCGCTACAGGTGTATCAGGTCTAGGAACAGGTGTAGCAACCTTTCTAGCGACTCCATCAAGTGCAAACCTAGCGGCTGCCTTAACAGACGAAACAGGAACAGGCTCTGCTGTGTTTGCGACTTCTCCCACTTTGGTGACACCTTTATTGGGTACACCTACATCTGGAGTAGCAACCAACTTAACTGGTTTGCCTTTGACAACTGGAGTGACAGGAACTTTACCTACTGCCAATGGCGGTACAAACCTAACATCATTCACATCAGGCGGTGTGGTGTACGCATCTAGTTCTAGTGCATTGGCTACTGGTTCTGCGCTTACTTTTGATGGGACTAATTTGGGTGTGGGCATAGCCTCTGCAACATCACTTCTTGATGTTCGTGATGGTGTCGGTTCAATTTTTACTTTAGGTAATACAGGAAATTTTGCGGCAAGTGAATTTTCAAGAATTAAATGGAAAGAAGGTTCTACGCAACTTGCTGACATTGGTTGGGAAGCAGACACCAATGAATTGCGTATCAATAACAGGGTTGCCTCAACAACTTTTTATGCGGCAAATGCAGAAGGTATGCGCCTCACCTCAACAGGGTTGGGTATTGGTACAAGTTCGCCTAATTTTAAATTAGAGGTTAATTCAGGCGCAACTGCAACTACGGCTCAATTAAAAACTACAGCGGCTACTGCATACTCAGGGGGTTCATTTTTTGCGGGTCCAAATTTAACTATTCGCACGGGGGCAAACGCAACTGGTAATGGTTCGGGTATTCGTTTTGCAAGCGACAACAATGGTTTGCTTGAGGGAATGTTTGGTTGGGTTCAAAACGCATCAGCCTATGGCGATTTTGTTTGGCAAGGATTCAACGGCTCTTACGTGGAGCGTATGAGGCTAGATTCGGCAGGCAATCTAGGCTTGGGAGTTACTCCTACTGTTTCAAGCCTCGCGTCATTCCAATCAACATACGGGATTTTCATTGGTAACAATGAAGCGCACACAACCAAAAACGCTTATTACAACGCTGGTTGGAAATACGTTGCTGCCGCCTCTACTACTGCGGCCCGTTTTTCAGTTGGTGAATCTACGAGTGCTTTTACTTGGAACCAAGCTGTCGCTGGCACAGCAGGAAACGCTATCACCTTTACTCAGGCGATGACTCTGGATGCCAGTGGGAATTTGGGTGTGGGGACTACAACTCCCGGTGTTACAGGGTATGGCAAAGCAGTGCGACTGCAAGGTTCTGGTAATGCGGCATACGAAGTAACAGATGGTACTGTCACAACAGTTTTATTGGCAACTGGTGGGTCATCTGGTATTGTTCGTACAGATTCAAATCACCCGCTTGTGTTTGGTACTAACGGAACAGAACGAGCCAGAATAGACTCTAGCGGTTATATGTTTGTTGGCAGAACATCAGACTCAGATGATGGTGGACTTACGCTTGGCAATGATGGTTTTATCAGGTCAAACAGAAATGGCGGCGTTTGTATACTTGCAAATAGATTTACTTCTGATGGACAATGTGTTGTTTTTAGAAGGTCTGGAACTACTGTTGGTTCTATTGACGTAACAACTGTTTTAACCACTTACAACACAACTTCTGATTACAGATTGAAAACTGTTATTGGTGCTGTTACAGGTCATGGCGCACGAATTGATGCTCTTGAGCCTGTTGAGTACACATGGAACTCTAACGGCTCACGCACTAGAGGCTTCTTGGCTCACAAGTTTCAAGAAGTTTATGCCGATAGCGTATCTGGTACAAAAGACGCTGTAGATAAAGATGGAAAACCAGAATATCAATCAATGCAAGCAAGTAGTTCTGAAGTTATTGCAGACCTTGTTGCTGAAATTCAATCACTACGTCAGCGTCTTTCTGCCGCTAATCTTTAAAAGGAAATATCATGACTACTACTTGGACTATCACTCAAACCGACTATCTAACCTCAGATGGTTTTATCACAACCGCCCACTGGACTGCTTTGGCTGTTGATGGCGACTATACGGCTTCCATCTACTCAACATCTTCATGGGCGGCTGGTACACCCACAATCCCTTATGCGTCTGTTACAGAGGCTGAAGTATTAGATTGGGTCTGGGCTAATGGTGTAGATAAGACTGCAACTGAAGCGGCTTTGGCGGCTCAGATTGAACTACAGAAGAACCCTGTTACTGCTACTGGCACACCTTGGGGTCAAGCATGAAGCTAGAGTTAGACGTTAACGAGATTAACTTTGTATTGCAGACATTGGGAAACCTCCCATCGTCTAGTGGCGTATGGCCTCTTATCGTAAAGATTAAAGAACAGGCTGAAGCGCAAGTTCCTAAAGAAGCGGAGTAAACATCATGGCAGTGACCAGTCAACAAATTGTAGATTTTCTTCTTGCTAATCCAAATATGTCGGATGCCCAGATTGCTGCGGCTATGCAAGAATTCAGTGTCACGCCCGCAATGATGGCTGCCGCAGTTAACGTACCCGTTGAGGCTGTGCAAGAGAGATATGTTGCGGCTGCACCGAACACTGAAACTGCTGAAAACATCAACAAATTAGCAAGTCAGATTCTTGCACAAGGTACAACTGAAGCATGGACAGGTGGCTTACCTCCTGAAAAAGCTGCCTTGTATATGGCAAGTGATTTGGCTAAGAGTGGTGTTACAAACATTGAACAGATCACCAAAACTGATACTGGCATTGTTAACGCTATGACGGGCGAGAAGTTAGTCTCTGGTTATGGTGAAAGAACTGGTGGAAATCTTTGGTCTGGATCATACGAAGGAAAAGGTAATACTGGTTTTGGTGTTAACTTTGATGCACAAGGTAAGCCTATTTTTTACACACAAGGTGCATCTTCTAGCACTTTAAAGAGTGATGTTCTTAAACTGGCGGCATTGGCAGGTGCAGTTTATGGTTTAGGTGGCTTTGATGGTTTGTTAAGTGGTGCGGCAGGTGGTGCGGGAACTGCGGCTACTGTTGGCACTACTGGTTTAACTGCGGCTGAGATTGCGGCTTTAACTGCGGGAGACCTAGCAATAGGGGCTGGTGCTTATGCTGTGCCAAGTGCGGTAGCCACAACAGCGGCAGGTCTAACTGCGGCAGAAATTGCGGCTTTAACAGCAGGAGACCTAGCCATAGGCGGTGGAGGGCTAGGAGCTTTTGCACCATTGACTGCTGCTGAAATTGCCGCACTAACTGCGGGAGATTTAGCTATAGGTGGCGGTGCTTTAGCGGGTACTGCACCATTAACAGCGGCTCAAATTGCGGCATTAACTGCTCAAGATTTAGCTATCGGTGGTGGGCCTTTAGCAGGAACTCCACCAACAACAATACCTGGCTTGCTGACCCCTCCTGTGGTTACAACTCCACCTGTAGTCACCACACCGCCAGTTGTTACTACGCCTCCCGTTGTTACTACGCCTCCCGTTGTTACTACGCCTCCTGTGGTAACTACGCCTCCTGTGGTAACTACGCCTCCTGTGGTAACACCTCCCGTAGTAACTCCTCCAGTAGTTATCCCTCCTGTTGCTGATTTGATTAAAGCAGGTCTTACAACGGCTCAGATTGCCGCATTACTGCAATCTACTGCACAAACTGGTGCGGGTCTTCTGCAACAACAAACATCTCGTGAAGCGGCTGTCAAAGCGCAAGCAATGATTGATGCTGAGACTGCTGCTGCTAAACAATCTGCGGCTTTCCGTCCTATCGGAATGACCACTAGATTTGGTACTTCACAATTCCAAGTCGATCCTAAAACTGGTCAACTTACTAGCGCAGGATACACATTAAGCCCTGAAGCAAAGAATGCTCAAGACCGCTTCCTTACTTTAGCGGGTGCAGGTTTAACACAAGCAGAACAAGCTCAACAACAGTTTGCTCCTCTTCAAACAGGCGCACAACGTTTATTTGGTTTGGGTAATCAATACTTGGCACAGACTCCTCAAGATGTTGCTCAGAACTATCTCAATCAACAGATAGCTTTGTTGAAACCAGGCAGAGATTTAGAATTAGCCAACATAGAGACAAGACTTAGAAACCAAGGTCGATTAGGATTGTCTGTGGCTCAAGGTGGTAATTTAGGTGCTGCATCTCCTGAACTACAGGCTTTGTACAACGCTAGAGCGCAACAAGAGGCTCAATTGGCGGCTAATGCTCAACAGTTTGGTCAACAACAAGTTTCCTTTGGTGCGGGTCTATTGGGTCAAGGCTCTCAAGCTATGGGTCAATACTATGGTGGTCAACAAGCGGCTTATGCACCATTTACAAGTGCTTTTGGACAGATGCAAGCCTTGGAGAGTGCGGCACAACAACCATTTAACATGAGTAATGCTCTTGCTCAACAAACATCGACTGCGGGTGCAAGAGTGGGTCAATTAGGCTTGCAGGGTGCGGGTCAAAGCGTAGCCTTGGCAACAGGCCCTGCGGCTACCAACAACCCTTATGCAACACTATTCTCTGGATTGGCGGCTAGTCCTCTGTTTGGTCAAGGGGCGGCTAGTTTGTTTGGGACTTCAAATGAACAATTAGCAATAAACCCATACTTTCAACAAACCTACAGTTAAGGACTCATCATGGCGAATGAAAATATAGTAGCGGGTCTTTTTGGTTTAACGCCAGAAATGTATGGTCAACAACAACAGAATACCGCTTTGGCTGAAGGAATCAGGCTTGCTCAACTAGACCCTGCTTCTCGTGGTGCGGCAATGACCTATGCGGGTGCTAGAGGGCTTGGTGGTGCTATTGCGGGTGCTTTGGGCATAGAAGACCCTCAGTTGAAGCTAATCAGTGCTAGAAACTCTATTGCCCAACAGATAGACCAGACTAACCCTGAGTCGATCCTAAAAGGCGCACAAATGTTGGCACAGATGGGTGACCAACAAGGTGCTATGGCTTTGGCTCAATATGCTCGTCAAGCACAGAGTGAGATGGCTCAAGCACAACAGCGTTTAGCGGCAGCTAGAGCGTCTGATGCGGCAGCAGGTCGTGAGCGATTCCAAGCTGATCCATTCCAGAAATTAGTGGAATCAGGTAAATATACCCCTGCAAGTCTTGCAGAGTATCAAAGAACTGGATTACCCGCAGATTTAGTTTTATACGAAAAGCCAGAAAAACCAACATCGGCAAACATTAAAGAAATTGGCGTTGCTGAAGCTACTAGAGAGCCTGTTTACTTAGATGTAAACAATGACCAACAGTTTATCTACAAGAAAGATGAAACTGGTAAACAAGTCCGTGTGCCGTTTACAGGTGGTGTTGATAGAAAAGTATCTGAAACAAAAGTTGGTGGCGTTACATTGCCAGCAGGTGAATCTGAGTTTGTTAAAGAACTTGGTAAATTGGATGCTAAGAAAGTTTCTGAAGCGATGGTGACACGAGAAACTGCTACTTCGACAATCAAGTCACTTAATAAACTTGCTTCATTGCCAGACAATGAGTTAATTACAGGACAGTTTGCTACAGGTCGTGTTGGTATTGCTAACTTAATTCAAACTCTTGGTTTGGCTTCTGCTTCAGATGCAAAAAAAGTAGCTGGAAGCCAAGAATACCAAAAAGTTGCAGGAGATGTTATCTTGCAAACTCTTGGTGGCAAGTTGGGTTCAGGCTTCTCCAATGCGGATCGTGAGTTTATTCAAGGACTTATTCCTCAACTTGAGACAAATCCTAACGCTCGTAGACAGCTTATCACTTTCATGCAAAACAAGAATCAAGAAATTGTTGCTGAAACAATTAGGCTTGAAAACTATGCCCGTGATAAAAATGGTCTAAAAGGCTTTGAGCCTAAGATTCCAATGTCTGTTGCACCTAGCCAACCAAGACCTTATTCTGGTTTAAGTGATGCAGAACTTAAAGCGAGAATTAAAGCCGCACAATCGCAACAACCACAATAAGGGGTAAGGT